AATTCTTAGAATCAGAGAAGAATAATATTAAAGGAGCGAATGCCCCAAATTGGTCTCTAATCTTGGTAAGTTCTCGTATCGTGGCAGTATAAGCATCATTGAAATTAGAAGTGACAAGGATAGTATCATCGCTCCAATCAATTTCAGTTTCTGCTGCCGCACAAGATTTATATACAATAAAGTCTGCATCTATAAGTAAGGATTCAGTGGACTTCTGCCCAATTCTCTCCAGACTTAGCTTCTGCTGCAATAGGGCATCTGAGGTTGTAGTGTTCTCCTGCAACAACTGCGGAGTATTCAAGGTGGAATTTAAGGTCATTTACTTCTTCTGGTTGTACTTCAAATTGTAGTTCATCATGAACGAAAGCCAACTGTCTAGGGGTTTTAAGAGGATGTTCATTAGCTAATACCATCCATCTTTTGGCGATAATCGCTGCCGACCCTTGTAATAAGTAGTTGAGTGACTTATGTCTCGAGTCAACGAGGATACGACGGTGGTCGAGTCCATAAACGAAACCCCTCTTACTAGCTTTGTGTACGCCTTCCAGAAGTTCTTTAAGACCTGGAATGGCATCAATATAAGCCTTCCTAATCTCTTTGCCTTTTTCTGTCGCCTTGTCCGTGGATAATTGTGGGTCATAACTTAATCCAATTTTGGTGTCACCTGCTCCGTAAAGGAAGGCGTAGGTGACAGTTTTAACTTGTCTTCTAGTAATTCCGATGCGTTTGGCATTTTCGGCATGGATGTCTCCTGTAATAAGGATCTCTTTATAACGCCCTCCATCATACCTCGCAAGATAATGGGATAATACTCGAAGCTCAATACCGCTAAGGTCAGCACCGCACATAACCATGTTAGGGGATGCCTTAAAAAGTTTCCTAAATCTTTCATCTGCTGGAACTTGGGATAAATTTGGTTTACGATGGGCACATCTGAATGTAGATGTAGCTGTGGAACAATGATGATGAACTCTACTAGACGTCGTAACAAGCTTCTGCCATGCGTTCACGCCTTCCGAGATCATCCCCAATCTCTTGGTAATATCTAGACATTTCAGAAACAACAGGGCTGTCTCCGATCCAATATCTTTTAATACGATCTCGTCTATAACCGCCTTCCCTGATTTCGTTAACGAGGTCGGGGTCCAATTGTTGTGAGTCTTCAATATCCATGCTATATGGTCTCTTGAGGTTGGGTTAAGTTCTTTTAGTTTTGTGAACGTTGCTCCTGCAACATAACCTTTTGTCTTGTTATTTCGCTTTGGAGTAAATAACGGTCCTGAGACGAAAGGATACCTGTCTCGAAGTACCTTATGAGTTTCTTGAAGTTCGTTTCTGAGAGTAGATTCAAGCTCCCATGCAGCTCTTTCATCAAAATACCATCCATGTTGTTCCTGTTCAGTGAGTATTTGCGCTACTTGGTGCTCAAGGGAGACCCAAGCAGGTAGGGGCGGAAGTGTTCGCATAACTTCTCTGTAACTTTAACGTCTTGTACACAATAGTCTTGCATCTCTTGTGACCATTCTTGCCAATCTGTATCTTTACCAAAGTCTCCTTTGTGTAAACCTAGACGGTGACCATAAGCTTCAAGAGAATGAGACCCTTTTAATTTAGTTGGTATATCTGGATTCTTTCTATCGTCTATATCATATAAGTTAGGATGATAAAGCCTAGATAACAACAGAGTGTCAATAATAATAGGAGGATAAGTGAAGAAAGGATAGAGCCTTTTAATGAGAGGTAAATCAAACCCGATAATATTATGACCGACAACAACATCGGCAGTTTCGAGGGTCGTGATCGCTGTTGTGATCGAACGGTTACCCATCGGTAAGTACTTTGCATCATCGGAAATTCTTTCATCATTAAAAGTTTCAGTTAGATTATCTTCACAGAAATGTAATGCTATACAATGTATACGTGATGCATTGTTTAATAGACCATTACTTTCTAGGTCTAATATTATCGTCCCTACTCCAGTGGTAGGTTTTATCTCTGAATTTGGCACGTCTAACTGCCTCTTTGGTAGGTGGGTTAGGTCTAATTAATTTATTACTTGCATGTTTATACCATGGATGTTCGTATCCTCCATCAAAAATCCGTGGAGGCGTTGAAAATTGGTGGTTCCGTAGTTTCATATTCAGTAAAACGTGAAGTTTCTAAGTTAAATTTTATCTTTCCAGCGTATCCAGTCTCACCTGAATAACGATTCTTAATGATTCTAAGAGTCGTAATGTCTCTCTCAGTTTCGGCTTGCTGGTCTCGTTCCAATGCAATGACTTGATCGCTAAGTTGAGCAATGCTATGAGACCCTCTGAGCTGACTGAGGGACACTCTTCCACCCTCTTCGTGCGTAGCCCTATCATTATTACTCCTTCTTAAATGTGATACTAAAAATAATGCTATACCAGTACGCTCTGTTAATGATCTTAACTTTGTCATAGTGGTATCTATCATACGTCGTTCATCTCCATCAAGACCACTTAATAATATACTAAGGTGATCTAGGAATATAATACGACACTCCAATCCACTGGCAAGGTATTCGATCCTATTGTAAATAACGTCTGGGTCAAAAGAGCCAAAGCCGTCAAACAAATAGAGATTCCAATTAGCAATACTGGATTTAAAAGCGGATTCGAGTTCTTGTTCATCATGTTCTCCTATGTGTAATGCCTTACCGAGAGCACATGACATTAAGCCGAGGGCTGTTCGTCTGTTAGATTCCTCAAGTGCCAAGTACCCAACCCTTTCTCCTTTGGATAATAGGTTAGTAGCAAGTTGACGGCAGAATGTAGATTTTCCTTGTCCAGATCCCGAAGTAACCGTAGTAAGCTCCTGGAATCTAATGCCGTGCAATTTATCTTGTAGTCCTCTGAATGGGTAGTCATGATCCGCTGGTGGTGTAGGTGTAATTATCTCTTTGTATAACGTCTTTCCCTCAACAATGCCATCAGGTCGCCATGGTTTAGCTTCCCAAATAGCCTTTCGTATCGCATCAGCATTGTTAGCCTGTAATGCCTCGGAAGGGTCTTTGTATTGTTCAAGTCGGGCAATCTTGACTTTGCCGACTGGAAGTATACTTGCCGCCTCTTCAGCCGCTTTCCTGCCAGGTTCGTCCCCATCAAAGAAGAGTACGATTTCTTCATACCCTTGAAAGAACGGTATTTGTTTCTGTAAATCCTTCTTTGCGGAAGCTGCTCCATGAGGCAAAGAGACCATCGGCCAACCTGACATAGCTTCATAACAACTTGCAGCATCTAGTTCACCTTCAGTAACAACAACACGTTTACCAGTATTAGGAAACAAATGCTGACCGAATAAGGTATCAGTGGAAATTCCTTCATATGTAAACTCTTTCTGTTTATTCTTTATTTTGAATCCGTTAAGAACTCCATCGCTTGTGTAATATGGAAAGCGTAGAGTAGCTCCGTCTCTGTAAATCCTGAAGAATTGGCAAGTCTTTTCAGACAATCCTCTTCTTCTGAGGGCTTCTGGTTCTCCTCTGTAAGTAACATTAGTGTTCATCCTTTTTGACTGTGAATTAAGATTTATACCCTCTGCGGGTGTGTATGTATGACAAGAAAAGCAATACTTGTGACCATCAGTATATACTGAATTAGCATCTGATGAGCCACAATTATCGCAAGGTTCATGTCTAATAAATTCGCTTAGATCAACCATTCGAGTGGAATGTCATGGAATGATGCCCAAGGGATGTCATGTTTCTCACACCATTGAGCATAAGTTGTCTTTGATTTCTTAGATATCTTATTATATGGTGATTGAAATACCATCCTTAAATCTATATAGGGATTGTCCTTCTTAACTGCAAGGATTTTTCGTCTATCAGCGGGATCCCAGTACCCTTTCGCTTCGAGATAGACGTGATTTGGTAGCATAAAATCGGGGCGATAATGATGCTGGATGGTATAAGGTATCTGAGTAGATTCATATTCATAAGATACACCTAATTGCTGAAGGAGAGTAGCAATTCTCTCCTCCAATTTTGAACGGAACTTAGGTTCCTTTTTATTTTTTAATTTATCATAGGCTTTTTGTGCCCAATCTAAATGATCTTTAGAAGTCGTCATCTTCTGTGGTGGTCAACCCAGGGGCTTCTGACACTTCACTTGCTTTGAAGCCTTTTGTTTCACCAAATAGATCTGCTACTTGTTCAGTAGATAAATCATCTGAGTTAACACCAGCTTCAGAGTTTAAAGCGACAACCTGTACACCTAATAACTTAAGAGAGCTACCATATGTAACACCATCCTTAAGTATATAAGGCTTCTGGAAGAAACCTAATTTAACTGTAGATCCTCCGTATAAAGGGGTCTTAGCATCTGTTACTGGACTACCTTCAGAGTCTACTACAGGAGGTTTTCTATCTTCACCCCATGAGAATTTAATTTTATATTTCCCATCAGCTACTTCTTCCCAAGGTGTTGGTTTTAATGTAGCTCTTTTAGGATTCTTAAGCTTTGATTCAGCCCACTTAAGGACTTCACCTCGCTCATTTTCTAGCTTATCAATAAGAGTATTATCGACAACAGCCGATAGAGAATAACCAAACTTACCAGGTTCTAGTACAGCTTGGAAGCCCTCTAGTTTTACTTCTTCAGTTACATGAACATTCTTATTAGACATCGCAAGGTGCCTCCTGCTCTTCTGCAGGTGAAAGTCTCTTAAGATCTCTCTCTACCTCTAAGCGATACTTAGATAGTTCATCTATTCTATTATCAATAACCTTTAATTGGTTCTCTTTCAGTTCTTTTTCTTTAGCTCTTAGTCTCTCTTCAGAGACAACAATCACCCTAGTAGGTGCAAAGAAACTATCAAAAAATGAGTAATGTTCGTACATTAGCAGAAAAAATAAGTTGAATTAATCACCGTTTCTGGTTGTAGGTCACCAACAATCGGAGGTTCTGTCTGTGCACCAATCAAGGATGCAAAGTCATTTAGGTAATCATGCTCCGCAAATAGGTGCATGTATGTTTCTCTTATTATAGCAGATAATTCATCCATATCAGTAGCTCTTGTTAACACACTGTCATGAATTAAAGCTATTGGTTTATTAAAACGAGTAGCACTGAGATGTAAGAGACTGGCATCTAGACTATGAATCAAATTAGGAGCAGTTGCAGCTTTATGTCTAGCTGTATCTACTTCATTCGTACCTTGAACGGCTGCTGTTAATCTACAACGACCTAACAATTGAAGCTCAAACCTTTCAGTATGGCTCTTCATTATAGATTGTTTAACAACAAACCCTGAAGGTGTAACCCATTCTAATACTGTATTAATAGGTGCATAACGTTTCTTATCTGGATCTTCATTGGTAGGACATTTAATCCAAGCATGTTCACCACGCTTAATAGCTTGACCTACTTCATCTTCTATCCATCGCATTACAGACATCGGACCGGGTACTACTTTATGCATAGCATCCCTTACCGCTTGTACAGTAATAGTTAAATCATCCTTATTAATCTCTACACCTTTCTCTTCTAACGCATCTCTAATATAAGAACGGTTAGAGAAAGGTTTAGCGTTGTATGGGATAGTCATGACGGTCCTTTTGACACACTTCCTATCCCACACTTTATGTAGACTCTTAGGTATTTGTGGCAGTGCTGTTTCAGCCACAACCTTATAAGCATCCTGTGGTCTATCTGAAGGTAATACATTTACCAACTGGGCAGTACTCTTGTCTCGTGCGAGACCAGCGAGAATCTGTAGACCTGAACAGGTAGCATCTGTAGCAACACATAAGGCAGTCGTGTTTCTGGTACGTTTAGTTACCACAGCATGGTACTCCTCACAACTGGCCAAGAATTGCCAAGGCTCATCCGCTGCTTCCCAGTCACCTATATTCCCTATTGGGCATTCAGCTACTCTGGTAATCAACGGTATATTAGAATCAACCCAAGCAAGACGCTCTTGCATAGTGGACTTATCCAACCCGTACGTTGTTGCCACTTGAAATGCTAACCACTTTTTTGCTGGTTCTGTGATGTAAGCTTCGTCAGCGAAGTTAATAAGCGATTTTCCAAAGTCTGTATCTTGGACTGTAAGAAATGCAGGAATTGCGTAAGCCCTTCCCCTATAATCAAAACTCCAAGGTAGATAAAACCTTTCACGATTCTTAAAACGTTGAACTGCTTCCATTGTCATCCTTGTGCGGCAGGATCTCTTGAACTCTGCTGCTCTCTTATTATTTACCTCTGCCGCCTTCCTTCTATAAGCCTTACGA